ATAGAATAAGAGCCATCTGTATTCTTAGTACCAAGTTGGAACTTATGATGTATATCCTGTCCAACTGGATCCCGAAGATAATCTGTTACTAGTTCGCTACACCAACGCATACACTGTATTTTGTTTATCTCAGCCCCCTTAGAAGGAAAGGATGATATGAGTCGTGCATATGTCTCTGAGGCTGTAAAAAATTTATTATTCATAATTATTTTCCTCCTTTATTATAGTGATCGTAATTACCCATGACAATCTTTACATAGTCCTGTGTTTCCTTGAATGGTGGTATACCTTTATACTTAGATACATTACCCGGTCCGGCATTATATGCTGCAAGAGCCATAGACTTATCACCATTGTATTTCTTTATCAGATGGGACATATACATCGCTCCACCCATAAGATTCTGTTGTGGGTCATTAGGATCGATATCCTTACCCGTAAGTCTCTTAATCTCTTTGATAGTAATCGGTGTCAACTGCATAAGACCTACTGCACCGGCATTACTACGGGCATGAGGTTTAAACTGACTCTCCTGTTTTGTTACCCCGGCAATTAAGTTACTATCTACTCCTGATGCTTTGGAAGCATTCTGTATCATATCAGCATACTCTCCTGAATAGATACTGGGAGTATTACTTTGTGGTTGTAGAATGGCCGGCTTGTTGTTATCCATGGCTTGTGAACTATAAGGTATAATGGCATCGGTACGTGATACTCCGGCAGAAGCATCTATGTAAGATTGGTTCTTAAGCATCTTAGCATTCTGTTGTTGAAGATATCCACCTATATTGGCATAATCCTCGTCATCAAATTTATCAGTATATAGTCGTTTCATTGTTCTAGTATTTATAACCGGTATCTTCAATATCCCGAATACGTTGTTTATAATGTTTACCTAATCCCCAAAAGGGTCTTTTATATCTTGTACTTCGTATCTTTTTATCATAGATACATTCTATGGTGGTATAGAACCCTTTATTCTTACTTCTCTTTTTATCCTGTGGAAATCCTTTATAGGATGTTGTCGAGGTCTTGGTACGTAACTGAATAACTCCTACATTCTTTATCTGAATACTGTTACCCTTAAAAAGTTCTTCAATGATAATGGATATCCAGGCGAAATATATCTTGAATCCCATTCCTTTAATAATACTACTTTTTGGATGAGTATCCACACTAAAGGTAATATGATTTAGTCTCTTTCTGAATATCGTCTCCAACAATGATATCTTACGTGTTCCAATAGCATTGTCTATATTGAGAATGTCATGGTAATCATACTCTTCTACCGTAATGGTAGGAACCTTTTTATTAACCCTCGATATCTTTGTCTTTACTTCCATTGTTGTTATCCTTCATGGGGTTAACGCCATCTCTGAACTGAGGAGCATAGTTTAATTTCATATCGATACCACAATATTCTTTCATGGCTTTTATCACATCAGGTGTATCATCCTCTCGTGTCTGAAACTGATAATCTACCTGATGAATATTATCACTACGAGTAAACCTATCTGTCTCAATAGCATTAGAAGCATCAATAACATAGATCTTACCATTGATAGTAATCTCAAAATCTTTATCTTCTCGTTTTGTATAGAGAATCCATGATACTCCAAAATAGAATACAATATCCGGGAATACAACTGTATCGGTTATAACTAAATACATAGTAGTATGATTTTATTGTTGTTGATCATCTTGTTGCTGATCCTGTTGTTGGCCTTTCATAACAGGAGCATTCTTTGTCTCATCCTGTCCATTATTCATAATGTCCACTGGCATACCTAACTTCTGTGCAATATGTTGAAACGTGATTATTTCCAATTGTCGCAGATTAGCATTATCAATTGGATAGACGGATGTTTCAAATACATATCCGGATACTTTGTCAGGAGACGCAAATATAGCCCGTATAAGCCACTTTGTTTGTACTCCGGCATTACGTATCAATATACGGTTAGATATGTTCGTATAGGCAGGCTGTGAGTTCCCAAAGCGGTGATGTTGATAGGCAATGAATTCTTCAAGTTCTACATAATGAATATCCGTCATAGAATAATCTGCTGTACCCACATACTGTATATTCTTTTTCCCAGAACTTCCTAATATCATTTCAGGAAGAACAATACTTTGACAGACAAGTTTTATAACACTATTATCGGCAACAGTATTATCTACCGAGAGACATGTTATTTCCTGATAGAATGGTGTAAGACTTTCTCCACTGACATATATCTTTCGTAACAAAGCAGCTCGTGATTGGTTGATAATGTCTATAAGCCATGAATCCAGCAAAACCACGTCATCATTAATGTGTGGTTTTAACTGAATCTTTAGACTCTCAACGATACGTTCCAGAGTTATCATATAATAATTTTTTAGAATGAATAATAAAGGGTGAGTAGATTTAGTCCACCCACCCCATTATTTACATGAACGTATCTGATTAATTAGTCACATTACCAGCATCCAGTAATAGGATTAAATAATCTTTGATAGTCTTAGCCTTTACAGCAACTACATCAGCCATAGAAGCTGCATTAGTACCTGCATCGGTAGCAGTGGCAAATTCAACACCTGCAATAGCCGTAGCCGGTACATAGATATTGATTACCTGATCACGCGTTGTACTTGCCGAAGCGGATACATTTTCATATCCCAACGTCTTTTGAACGATAGAAATACAAGCATAAGGTACACCAGCAGTAGGAACAATAACACGTTGACCAGCCTGATCCGGATGTGGAGCAAACAAACGAAAGATATCATCATCCGTATAGGTAGCTTTCTTAAATGCAGTAGTAAGGACCTGAGTAAATGCATCCTCAAATGTATGTACTGTAAATAAGATTCCTACTTTACTTGCTTCCAATACTAATTTCTGTGCAACGTTAGTACCAACAACAACAGCACCGGTAAGAACTGCATTTGAAGTACGAGGTACATCAAGAGCAATGGTAGCGATAAGACCGTTGATGATAGTATCCTTATCAGCATCCAATAGTGTCCCTGCAACGATAGTAGTAAATGTAGTCATCTTATAGGAATAGGTATGTGCAACCGGGAACTGATCATTACCAAAACCGGTATACAAAGGTTGATGAGTAACCTCAACATCAAAGACAACAGATTTCTCTCCATTCCATAAGAAGTTAGGAGTAAGTGTGATTTTTTCTTTTTGTCCTGCCTGGCCAGTCTTAATAACTGCTGTTTGTCCTGCATTCTCTGGGATATCAATACCCAGGTTTTTAAAGGTAAGATGTTTCAGTCCCTTTGAATCAAAGTAGAAACCAGCATCAAGACCTGTCAAAGAATTTAAAAGGTAGTCCTGTGGACCACGAACTAAGTTTGACATAATTTAGTATGTATTATTGATTTGTATTTTTATGTTTTAAATCTGCATTGAATGTCTGGTTACGTACATCCTGACTTCTTTCAAGATACATACGAGCGGCTGCATTGATAATTTCTACAGTAACTTCGTTTCCAAACACACAGGACAGATCATCTTTTATTACCATCGTCTCATCTACACGAGTGGGATGGGAATAATAATCTAAGTAAATTTTTACTGAAGTCATAAGAGGTGGGACATACACCACGATATATGTCTTTTCACTTATGATATCGAACTTATAATAGACTTGCTTCTGATTAGGTCGACTGTATACTCCTGAAAGGACATCTGTTTCTTCCACGCTCTTTAATAAAGAACATTTAGCATTCCATGAACCATTCAGAAGTATAGCAATACGTTTTACGCGTCGACATTCTGCAGGACGTTCAAACTGATAACAAAGATACTGAGTATCGGTAGAGAGAGTCATAACTGTCCCCTTAACCGATTTGATAAGAGGTATTAAATCATCTGTGACTTTCTTATTAAGTTCTATCACGGCTAATTTATTGGTAATAACTTCTTCCTGTGCCTGGTTGAATACCAATGCAAATTCAGCAGGTAATACCGTCCCTACTCTATGCTTGCCTACTACAGCAAGAAAATCCTTGTAGATTGTTTTGAACGTCATCATATTATTTTATTACACCTTCAATTTTGTTTAACTGATCTTTAAGTGGTGCATAGATAGCATCATTCTTATCATTATACACAAAAGCCGCTGCCTCTGCTTCATTTGCTCCCAGGGTAATACTACCATGCATGATGTAACCCGTTGCTGTTGCCTTTTTCAAAAGATCATATGAGATAAGTTTCTTAATGAATACTATCTTCGCATTGGTATCTGAATTGGCAAAGTATGCAATTACCTCTTTTGGATTGGACTCACAGCGTGCATATAGAGCGGCCTCAGCCCTACTTGAAGTCATGTTGGTAGCATTCTCCCCAAAGAAGAACAACATGTCCACCATGTCCTTTAAAGTAGCTAATTCCTCTACTAAGTTACCAGCTTTTCTTTTTAATTTAGCATCGCTGACATCGCGCTTAGAATCTTCTTCCAAATTTTCCATATAGAACAAATGTGTACCCTGATCAATATCTTTCTTTGAAGCAGCTATTTCTGGTAGTGATAAAAAGAATTTATATTTCACAGAATCAATGGTAGGAATAAGTACATCACCTTTGTATGTTAATACTAATGGATCATTATTCCGTATCATATAATTCTCATTAGGGTCTATGATAAGTGGTTGTTTATCCAACTCAGCTTTACTTAGATTCTCCTGTCCTGTAATATACTTTTTAAGGGTATCGTTCCAGGGAGCAGCGCTCATAAACGGCTTAACTTTGTATTTCTTAGAGATAGCAAATATCTTAATATTGACGGTTGTTATCTCTGGTTCTTTGGTTGCCATAACTTGTTTTATTTATTATAAATGATTACTTAAAATGCTACTGGTTTATACAGTTCAGCAATACCATTGACATCCATCAATGCAGCTCCTGTTTCCCACAATATGTGGTGGTGTTTACCATCAACTGAGTTAGCCATATCACCACCCTTGTTGATACCATTTACTTCACCTTCTTTCCATCCACGGGATCCCAGTGCCAATAATTCAATTGCCGGTTGATTGATAGAGATATCACCTAACGATAAGAAGATAGCATTGTGAGAAGTATTACGTGTTCCATCAGGTCCGTAAGTAGTTGGTCGCATTGGAGAGTCCATCCAAGGAATTACAGTAGGAATGATCTTTACACCACCAAATTCATAGTACGAATAATCAAGATTGATACCTTTGGTACCACCTGTTCCTTCTACTGTATGAGGTTCAATACCTGCTTCTTTTTTCATGATACGGGCAAAGTCTTTATACCACTGCATACCACAGGCAACAGCAACTTCTGTTCCCCATGCAGAAGAATAAATAGAGATATTTTCCATGATATTGTCGATAGTACGAGTACTAAGGATATTATAAGGAAGTCTCCATGCACCATCACCCTGGTTCAATATACCATCACCGGCCATAACTTCAAATCCTTCTACAGTCTTCATGATGACTTTATCATCAGGAGTAACGGTAGAACGACCAAATAAGATCTGACGTTCACGATACATGGCAGCACGTTGAAGCATTTCAATCTGAGCCATATCAGTCCACATAGTAACACCATTATGTTCTACCCATACCGCATTTGGTTTGAATTCATTAGCAGTACCAGAGATAGACCATTTCAGACGTTGGATAGTCATATGGGTATAGGCTGATTCATTGAAAGTATATTTTTCGTATGCTGTCTCTGACATTTCCTCAAACTGAGTATGAGAGATACCAACTTCCATACCAATAGCAAGTAAAGCAGGATTTACATAGTCAGATGATACATTCGTATTGATCTTAGCACGATATTTAAACTGACCACCATTAACCTCTACTGGTAATTGAGAATCAGCAAGGAAGATGTAAGTTTGGTTATCGGCCAATTCTAATACATCACGAGGTGAAAACCAGTTCGTGTCAAGGGTAATATCAATCCATGATTGGTTCTTTCCCGGAGTAGTTGGATAGGCATCACATACAGTAGCTGCCATGATACGTCCTTTACGATCCGGATAACCTTTTACCTGCCACATAACTTTGCGGTTACCTACCACACGGTATTTACTGGATGCAGGGTCTTTAATATCATACGCTTTCGAAATCATATTACGTTGAGCCAACAGTGATGTAAAGGCCGTAATATTTTTATCAAACAAAGTTGGAACGAATGGCAACATTTCCGGATTCGATATCATGTACTTAGACATGTGTTTCGAGGTAGGAGTTTCATTCGCAAATTCTTTCGGGAAACCTGGTAAGATTCTCATTGTGTAAATTATTATTTATACGTTTATTTTTTAGAACCTCTGTCCGGTTGTGACAGTAACATACGTTCCTGTTCAGCATCCATGGTTAGTGATTCTATTCTTCGTGATCCACCGAAAGAAGGAGTAAGTTTTAATTTCTTAAAGATATCCTCTTTGGTTGATTCCCGTCCCTTGGTGATAAGTTCGACCATCTTATCTTCCCCACTCTTGGCTAATAGAAAAGCTGCTTTATATAACATCACATCGTCTGACAACATGATATCTATTCCACGTATTCCTGTTGTTTTGTCAGGGGTAAGCAAAGTCTTTAATTCATCCAACCATATAGCATGGTCCTCCTGACTGACAGGGATTCCAAAAATGGTGTCTACATTTGTTACTTTTGTTTTTATATCAGCAATCCACTTATCATTGTCTGCAAGTGTCTTGGTGTAATTCTCTTCATACTGTGCTGACTTCTGATTATTAAAATCATCCATGAGCTTTTTATTGTAAGCATCAACACGGGATTGTATCTCTAAAGCAAGTTCCTGTTTACCTATTTTACTAAGTTTAGAAATTTCTTCATTGATATCATCTTCTGTCAATCCATCCGGATTTGTTGTTTCATCATAAGTACCATAACGTGCTCTAAAATCAAATGCTATTTTTTGATCAGTAGTCATCTTCTTTAAATCCACATAATCAGATGATACAGTATCTACCAAATCATTAATGGTAAGATTAGGATTATTGACGGACATTTC